AGCATCTTGGCGTCGCCATCGGAGCCAACCACGATGGCATTGCTCGCCGAGCGCACCATGGGCTTGCCATCATCCGTGGCCGCCGATTCCTTGATCAGCAGCGTGGGATCAGAGCTGTACTTCAGACCACGGCCCGCTTGCGACAGCTGGTAGTCCGTCTCAATGACCGTGTTGATCGCTTCGCAGCCCATCGTGGGCTCGCCATCGATCGCATCGCCGCCCGGCAGGTTCTTGACCCAAACGACCGGCACGAACTTCAGGTTGTGCGTGGTGGTTCGCTTGGTATCGACCACCGGGCCGGCTTTCTTGTCATTGACCTTCCATGGCTTGTACCAGGTCTCAGTGGTGGCATCCCACTCGCGCTTGAACCAGTACTTCACCGTGTCAGCCTTGACGTCATAGCCGGCGGCGACCAACTGTGCACCCGTGACCTTGTACAGCTCGGTCACCTTCTCGAGCGTATCGGGCTCGTCTGCCTTCCATGTAGGCGTGAGATACGTGGTGTCCATGACGCTCAGGAACACGCGCTTGGATAAGAAGCGCACCAGGATGGCCACACTACCCACGGCTCCGCGCGTCGCCGCGTCGATCATGGCCAGGTTGAGCTTTGCGTTCTTGGTGAAGGCGGTGAGTGCCTCCTTGGTGTTTTCATCCTCGCACTGCAGCGTGGGGAAATGACCCTCGCTGAAAAGCAGCGACACGCTGTCGTCCACCACGGTACGGATCAACCCCGTGCGAACGCTCGGGCGGCGATCCCGTACCGGGACATATTCGTTCGACGGGCTCTGCTCCTGGTGGAACTGATACGTCAGGCCGTCGTAGATCGTGCCATTGAGCACGCGCGTCAGCACGTCGATCTTCCACGCGCGAAGCGGGAGATCGCTGTCCTTCGGCACGAGGGCGGCGAGCGTATCGAACATGTGGTCAGCGGCCCATGTGTTGAAAGGTGACCGTCCGGGCAATGACCGGCTTGATCAAGGGGTACTGTCGGTGGATGAAGTACCCGCCGGCATCGTTCGTGTGGTCCGCGCCCGACTTCTTGTCCGGCTCGCCTTTGTCATCCCAGATCTGTTGCTCCAGATGGTCGGCGTAGGTCGGGCAACGCAGCGCATTGACCTTGTAGCGACGTTCACCCATAGCATTACAGAACATGGCGTTCATCGAGTTGATACGGTCCTTCACCGGCGGATTCGCGTCCGGCGCAGAGACCCTGAATTTGGCTGCGCGAAGCAGCGCGATATCGGTTTCCGAAGCGTTGACCGACTTCCGCGAACCGCCGGAAGCATCCGGATAGACGGTGATTTCCCGTGTCTTCTGGTAGTTGGTGCCGTCGTGCTTCCAGTACCGCTCTTTGATCTGCCGGATCATGTCCGGCGTGTCGTAGCCGCCTGTGATCTCGTCGACGGCGCGCGGCGCGTTCTCGCGCTGCACGTGAACGATGGCGGCCATCTTGCCGACGTTGAAGTCCATGCCGATGTGCAATGCCTCGCCGTCGGCCATGGAATCGAAGCAGTTGTTCAACTTGCGGTCGTACTGGTGATAGACCGTCCCGCTCAGCAGATTGACGAACTGGCCGTCGAGATAGGCCTTGATCAGCTGCGGCGGATAGCTGGCCAGAAGCGACTTGATGTAGCCGACCGGCAGATTCTTCTCGTTGTCGTAGGTGCTGGCCTGAACCAGGCCGTACAACTCGGCCAGCTCGGGATTGTCGCGAACGTCCTTCACCCACTGCTGGTACACGAACTGGAAGCCCTCGGGCGTCGTCGTGACGTCGATGCCGTTGGCGAGTCCTTCCTCGTTCTGGCGCAGGCGGGCGATGATCTTCCGCCAGGCTGCCTGCGCTTTGAGCTTCTTCAGTACGTCGAGCTCGTCAACGAGCGCCCGGCCGATCTTGAAGCCGACGATGGTCTCGGGCTTCTCCATCGAGCGGCAGATGACCGTGCCGCGGTATTGCCGCCCTGAATAGACGTGGACTTCTTTGTTCGCCTCGCGGACGACCGTGCGCAAGCCCCAATCGAATGCCACCTCTTCCATCGTGGGATAGAAGATGTCGCGAATCATCGCGTACGTGGGAGCAAAGTACCCAGCGTTGATCTGCGGAAACTCCCAAAAGTGCTGAGAGAGACCCGAACAGCCCACCCATGTCTTGCCAGAACCAAACCCAGCGACGAATGCCCTGAACTTATGCGGCAGCGCCAGGAACTCGGCCTGGGGAACGTTAAGCCGTGGCCGGATCTCGCTTTGGCTCACGGCGTGCGTCCTGTACTTGGACGGTCACCTTCACCGAAGTGGGTGTCTCGTCATCCGGTGAACTGCCCTCCATGCCGAGCAGCTTTGCCTTGCTCATGGTGGCGGTGACCATGGCGGCCGCCTGCCCCTTCTCTTTGCCGACCTTGCGGGCTTCTTCAAGCTCACCGAGCAGACTGTCTACGGTGACGTTGTGCCGAGCCTTCTGGTCCTCCTTAAGCTCAGCGACCCTTGCGGAGACCTTGGGGTTTTCCAGAACCTCGTGCGCGGACCGCGCCACCGTGGCGGCATTGCCCTTGGCGCTATAAACCTGACGGTATGCCTCGGAAGCATTACCCGTCTCGATGTACGCCTGGCAGAACTTCTCCTGCTTTACCGTCAGCTTCATGCGCAGGTCGGCATCTGGCCGCCCCCTAGAGGATGGGCGCCGCCCGGGCGCCCGGGATTACAGTGCGGCTTTCGCTTCCGCGATCTTCGAGCGCACGAAGGCGACCAGGGCAAACGGGCTGTGCAACAGCGCGTCGAGCCCCTCGTCAAGCTGGGTGAGGATGTCTGCGGCGCTGGCACCGGTGCTCGCGACCGGTTCAGCCGCTACCGGAGCGGACTCGGCCACAACGGGCGCCTCCACAACGGGGGCCGCAGGCACCGGGTCTGCAGTGGGCTGGCCCACGGCGAATTCGTTTTCGTTCTCACTCATAACCATTTCCTCGCGGAGCGGCGACGCTCACGCTTTCGGTAATCGATCTCGTCGAAGGCGATCAGGGCGAGAATGCCGGTGATCGCCAAGACGAACAGGACAGCGAAGAAGGTCTCCGCTGCGTGCATGGTTATGCGGCCGGCGTGGTGGTGCTGGAGGCCGGAGCCGCCTTCTTGAACAGGCCGGCGGCATTGAACGCGGCGACCGCCGCATTGATCAGCGGACCGATCAGGCCACTGACGCTCGAGAGCGCGGCAGCATCGGTGCCAACGGCCTGCAACACCGAGTTCACCTTGGCTTCGGCAGCGGCGAACTTGGCCGAGCCCGAGAAGCCCGACAGGGAGGCCTCGATCTGCTTCACAGTGGAATCCACCAGGGTGACCAACTGCGGGAGCAGCGCGAGCGCGCTGAGGAAGGAACCAAGACTCATGATGTTCTCCGAAGAGTTACTGGATGACGCCGCGGCGACGGAGGTCGTCGAGGCAGGAGGTTGTTCCGTTGCGCTTGATTGCGTTGCGCTGGGCGACACCGGCAGCGCCGATGGCCCAGAGAGATTGGGCGGCACTGTAGGCTTCCAGCTGTTCGACCTTGGCGTGGTCGTCGATGCCAGCCAGTTTCGGAGCCGCTGGATAGGCGGGAAGCGACTCAAGAGCCACATGCTCACCGCAACTCACGATTGGCTTCGGCAATGGCGGCGTTGACGTCCTCGGACTGCTGGCGCAAGCCGTCAGGCCCAGCACCATCAGCGCGAGCCTTGTCGATCGCTTGATCATTGGTCGCCCTTGCCTGCTCTATCTTGTTCGCCGTCTGCGTCTGGATCTCGGCGGCTTGGGCCTCGGCCTTCGCTTGGGCGTTTACCGCTTTGGCGGGATCCGGCTTGAACAGCAGGCCGACAAGCCATTTAAGCAACGGGCCGAACAGATCGGCCAGAAGGTCGAGCATGGCCATTCCTCCCGATCGGGTTGCGTCCCTGGAACAACAGGACGGCGTAGATCGCAAAACCGGTGTGGAGGCAAATCGCCCACCACTGCACTGATAGACCATGCACGTCGTAGGCGATCCAGCCGAAGGAACCGATGGTTACCAGGCCAAACGCCAACGCCCGCGCCGGTTGTCGCCTCGGCCGAACTTGCCGCAGCGCATCACCGGCGCAGAGAAGAATTACCGCCAGCACAACAATGTCGAACACACTCACAATGCTCATTTCGCACTCCCATCCCCCTGTGTGGGTTGGGCTGATGCGCCGCCGACTTCCTGATCGGCGCGACGGTTCACGGCCTTTTTGATGGCCGGAATGATGGACATGGCGCAGAGTCCAATAACGAACGCGGCACCATTGTTGAGTTCGGGCCCCAGATTGAAATGCTCGAGGGCGGCGGGTGTGAGATAGGCCGCGGTCAGCGTGCCCACCACTACGGCGCCAATCGCCTGGGTGCGGTTCAAGTTCTGGATGAATGCCAGCGAGACAACACCGCCGGCGAACCCTGCAATCGTGGTGCTGAGCTTGATGCCCAGGGTGGCGCTTACGGGTTCGGTCATACAGCCTCGAATAGCTCGCGCTCGCCGGCGCGTCGCGTGACTAGTCCCGGGAGGA